ATGACTACTTTAGCATTATCTGCCCAAGTCCTACGAGCTGAAAAAGACGGTATTGAGTTTTACACCATTCAAGAGACAGGCGAGTCAGGGATGTCTCAGTCAGGATTAGCTAGAGCCTGTGGCGTTGATGAGAAAACCATACGAAGACTGCTAGAAACACTTCGGACAAAATCACCCTCTGAAATTCTAGAACCCTTTACTGGCAGTAGTTTGGAGGATTTAACACTTCGGACAACTGCCAACTTAAACAATGCCAATATCCTGAGAGACACTTTCTGCGCTAGTGTAATAACTCATTTCGCTCAGTCTGGAAAAGTAGAAGCGGCTCAAAACGTATGTGCTTTTGCGGCTGCTGGAATTAGAACCTTCATCCATAGCTTCACAGGCTGGCAGCCACAGCAAACAGAAGAGACCATTAAACTACCTACAGACCTTCTAGAGTCCTTGAAGCTTTTAGTAGTTATAGAGACGGAAAGGAAAGCTTTAGCCGCTGCTAATGAAGAGCTACAAGCCGCCACTACTGAACTTCAAGCTGTCAACTCTGAATTATTACCAAAAGCAGAAGCGGCTGAAGTATTCCTAGAATCTGGCAGAAATCTAACATTTCAAGAAGCGGCGCAGTTGTTAGCTATTCCTGGAATTGGACGTGACAACCTCTTCAAAGCTCTCATTGAATTAAAGCTACTTATAAATACCGCGCACCCGTATCAGCGTTTTATTGAGCAAGGCATCTTTTTTGTTAAAGAGACATCAACAAGCGTTGGTTTTAGAAGACAAATTTTAATAACTCCAAAAGGGATGGGATACATACTTCCACTACTAAAAGAGCATGGTAAAAAGTCTTCAAAAGTTGCCGACAGCTTCAGACCCACTCCAAAAGCTAACTAGAAGATTAAAGCCAACCATACTCAAAACAACAAAGCCATGACTATCACAACAACAACAACAATCAGACTCCCACAAAAGCTTAAAACTGAACTAGAAGAAACTTGCCGGGAACTAAAGATAGGACAATCGCCCGCCATAAATTTAGCCCTCATAGCCTGGATAGACGCGAATAAAGGCAGAGCAGCGAAAGACTGATGATAGGTTAAAAATAAAGCCCCTGACCGTTTATTGGTCAGGGGTTCTGTTTTGTTTATTACTTCCATTAACCTGGAAACTCTTTTTTGAGAGCTGCTCTCGCCCGCTCCTGCCAATTCTCATTACTTTTTATATTCTCTAACAAGCTAGGCTCCACCCTCATTGAAAGCTTTGCTGTTTTAGGTTCATCTTCAGTTATGAACTTTCCTTTCTCATCTCTGACTCGCTCGTCTGGCATGGGCTTGTTCTTCTATCCTACTATATATCTCTAATATACCACAAACCCATGTCCCCCTGGTATAACTTCTAGTTATTAATATTCAACAACATTCTATGTTTACTAATCTGAAACCCCTATACAATCCATGTCCCCCTGGAGTATAGTTAATTCACGACACTAACAACACTCCAGAAAAAGATGGCAACCGCTACTTCACTTATTCAAACCGCTACTGTTATTAATACCTGCGCCACAGGGATTAACGAACTAGCTAGTTTGGTTGGTAGAGATGAAATTACTGCTCTAGATTATATTCACAAGGTTGTGTTTGAGTCAAGTGGCTGGGAGTTCAACGGCTCTCACCTGCTCAGAGAACAGATGCTGTCTATCTATACCAGAATCTCCTTACTAGGACAAATGCACCCGCAGTTTAATGATTTAGTAGACCAGCTTTACTTGCTAATAGCTGAGGCGACAAAGTTGCTTAACCAAGTGTTTGAAGCTTTGATGCCAACTTCAGGAGTTTAACCACTCCCAAACCCCAGCTAGTCGCCTGGGGTTTCCTTATTTATCCAACCTGCGCTGCACATCTTTAACCAGCTCTTTTGTCTCCTGTAATTTCTCAATTACAGTTTCGACCTTATTAATGATGTTCTCGTGGCTAATAGAGTTGGCGCGGTGAGCTTCAGAGATATCGCAAACAAGCTCTGATAAGCCTTTAGAAACCTCCTTTAGAGATTCAGTGCCTTTCTCAACACGGTCAACAGCCCCAGCAATTAACTCTCCCACCCCTAAATACTTAGCTAAAACAACAGACCCCACCATAGCCATTATTATGCCTATGCTGATGCCACCACTCTGTAGGAGCATCTGTTCAAGGAGACGCTCCTGAAACTGTGGGGACACAGATATAACTGACTGAACCGGCGGGCTATTTGTAGTCTCAATTCTTTGACTAGTCATAAACAATATTTTTTACAAATACTTCTTACTTAAATATACTTATTTTTTTATTTATCGCACAGCTTCCGTATTATAGTGATAACTACTATAATTATAGTAGTAACCTTTTAAAATTAATTTCTATGGGTTTATGGTCAACCACTCGTGAGTTTGTAACCGCCTTCTTCAGACAAGGTAGGAAGGTTAGCAAGCGGTCATACGCTGGTGCTGTTCACAGTCGGTTGACCGCAGACTGGTTCGCATCTGGGACTAGTGCAGATTCTGAGATTAGGGGTAGCTTAACTGCTTTAAGAAACCGTTCCCGACAACTTTGCCGGGACAATGATTATGCCCGGAATGGTCTTAGAACCTTAGTTGTGAACACTGTGGGCAGCGGCGTACCCTTCCAATCTCAGGTAAAGCTGAAAGGTTCTGACAATCTTGATGAGGCTACAAACAGTCTCATTGAACAGACTTGGCAAGGCTGGGGTCATAAAAAATACTGTGATACCGCAGGAAGACTTTCTTGGGCGCAAGTTCAACAAGTAGCTTTGCGAACTGTAGCTGAGTCTGGTGAGGTTCTAATAAGGAAGGTGCGGCAGTCCTTTGGTGGCAGCAAGATACCACTGGCTTTAGAACTAATAGAACCAGACCTACTGGACGAAAACCACTCAGGCAACCACCTCGGAAACGAAATCAGAATGGGGGTTGAGGTTGACCGTTGGAATCGTCCTGTAGCGTACTGGCTGAAGACTCGACATCCCGGCGATTATCAGTTCAATGGAGCTACTGAAGCTGCACGTCTTGAGAGGATACCTGCTGAAGAGATAATTCACTTATTTATTACAGAACGCCCTGGACAAACTCGCGGTGTTCCTTGGCTACACAGCGGCGCTCGTAGACTTAACGATCTAGGCGCTTACGAAACGGCTGAGATCGTATCAGCTCGTGGCAGCGCCTCAATTATGGGTTTCATAGAGTCAGCAGACCCTGACAGTATGGCTGATGACACTGAGAATGGTCAGTCTATCACTGAATTAAGTCCTGGTGCGATCGCTAAACTTTCTCCTGGTGAGCGGTTTAATGGGTTTGCACCATCAAGACCAGCAACAGGTTTTGAAGCGTTTGTCAGACAAGCACTACGCGGCGTTGCTAGTGGATTAGGAATCAGCTATGAAAACCTATCATCTGATTACTCCCAAAGCAATTACAGCAGCAGCCGGCTGGCACTCCTATCTGAGCGTGACAACTATAAGGTCTGTCAGCAGTGGCTAATAGAAGAACTGCACCAATCTGTATTTGAATCCTGGCTAGAACTGGCAGTGATGTCTGGAGTTCTTAACTTTAAGGACTATGAAATCAACCCCACTAAATATAGCAATGTTAAGTGGCAGCCACGCGGTTGGAGTTGGGTTGACCCACAGAAAGAAGTTAACTCAGCGGTTACTTCTATCAACAATGGATTAAGCACAATAACAGACGAACTAGCCAAGCAAGGTCTTGATGTAGAGACAGTTTTTAAAACCCGTAAAAGAGAGTTAGACCTCGCCAAATCAATAGACTTAGTATTATTTTCCCCTGCACAAACGCCCACAGTAACAGATGAGGAATTACTAGCAACTCAAGTGGGAGGGAACCAATAATGTGGACTTCTAAAAGAGAACTTATGAAAACAAAAGGTAAGGGTTTTGCACCTACCAAACAAAAAAGAGAACTCGTTATAGAGAGTGTTGAGACTGTTGAACCCACCCTCATTCCTAATGAGCAGTTAGAAGTAACGGAAGAACCTACTGGTGATGGTGAACAGCGCCCAATAACAGGCGAACACTCAATAGATACAACCTCTGTTAATTATCGGTCTGTCTCCTTTGAAAGAGCAGTTGTTAACCAAACTGACCGCACTATTGAAATCCCTATTTCTAGTGAGTATGAGGTAGACCGAGGCTGGGGTATTGAAGTTCTAGAACACACTCCAGAGGCTATTGATTTAACTAGGTTAAATAATGGGGCAAATTTACTTTTTAATCATGACTCAGACGACTACATTGGTGTAGTAGTGACAAGTTATTTAAAAGGTAAACGTCTCTATGCCAAGTTATATTTTGATGTCCATTCTAAGGCAGAACAAATATGGCAATCAGTTGTAGCAGGCGTACTCAAAAATGTCTCCATTGGCTACCAAATTGAATCTGTTAGAGAGGAAACAAACAAAGGCGTTAGTAAATACTACGCAACCCGCTGGTGTCCCTTAGAAGTAAGCATCGTCACGATACCTGCTGATCCCTCTGTTGGTGTAGGTAGAACCTTAATTGGAGATGCTCAACCTCTAACTCTTAGCACACCCCAAACATTAGAAGTAATAAAGGAAAATCCTATGACTACCGAGACTGTTGATTTAAACGAAGTTCGCCAACAAGAGCGCGATCGCATCACCTCTATAGAAGCTCTTTGTGCCAAGCACAACCAGAGCCGTGAGTTTACCGCCAAGTTGGTTAACGAAGGCGCATCTATTGAACAAGCACGCAGTGAAGTATTAAATATGTTATCTACCGAACAACAATCCCCAGTCCAAGCACCTATCGAAGCTTTAGGTTTGAGCCGTAAGGAAGAAAAGGCTTATTCCATTCGCAAAGCTATTGTGGCATCTCTAGACCGTGACTGGAGCAAAGCTGGTTTTGAACGTGAATGCTCTGAGGCTATTGCTCAGAAGCTCGACAAAGCCACAAACGGGTTCTTCGTCCCTGTCCGTGACCTGCAAGTACCTATGCAACGGGCCACTATAAACACTGGTACTGCTAGTCAAGGTGGAAACCTAGTTGCTACAGACTTAAACTCAGGTCGTCTGATTGAGTTCTTACGCAACCGTTCTATGGTTCTACGTATGGGTGCTGACATTATGTCAGGGCTGGTAGGAAACCTCGATATCCCAACTGAGGATGGCGTTAGCAACATCTACTGGATCTCTGAAAACGGTGCTGTAACCCAGAGTGACGCTACCTTCGGTAAGGTAAGCTTCCGACCAAAAACAATTGGTGTAAAATCAGCGGTCACCAGGCAGATGTTGTTACAAACTTCTGAGGACATTGAAGCACGGATAAGACGTAATCTTAGTCAGTCCATCGCTTCAGGTATTGACATTGCAGCAATCAATGGCACTGGTGGAGCTATGCCCACAGGCATCTTAAATGCTGCTGGTGTACAAACTGTGGCGTTAGGAACAAACGGGGCTGCTCCTACCTGGGCTTCTATCGTCGCTTTAGAAACTGCCTTATCTGGTAGCAACGCTGACGTTGGCTCTCTTGGTTACTTAACCAATGCCAAGGTACGTGGCAAGTTAAAGACCACAATCCGCAACCCATCGGGTACTGATTCTACTTGGATTTGGGAAGACTCCGCTGGCTCTGACTACTTAGTAGGTAAGCTAAACGGCTACATGGCCGGTGTCTCCAACAACGTTCCATCCAACTTAACTAAAGGTTCTTCTGGTACTACCCTATCCTCAATCATCTTTGGTAACTTCCAAGACCTAATGATTGGTGAGTGGGGCATTTTAGAGCTAACTACCAACCCTTACGGTGTTGGTTTTGACGCTGGTACTGTAGAAGTTCGCGCACTGCAAACCATTGACATCCAGCTTGCTAGAGCTACCAGCTTCGCCAAGATCATTGATGCCGTAACTGTGTAGTTAACCAGGGTGTAACTTTTGCTTACACCCCGCTTAGAGGAATAAGAAGAGAGATGAAAAAGTATCAAGTTAAACCAGGTCGGCAAATAGTACATGGCGGGGTTATGTCCCTAGAAGGACAAGTGGTTGAGTTAACCGATGTAGTTGCGGCTGTTCATGCAGAAAACATTGAGCTCTTACCAGAACCTAAAGCTAAAGGTAAACCAGCCGTGAAAGAAGAAGGAGAAGCCACTGATGCTTAATGAGGACTTATCTATTTTCTTTGATGAGGCAGGTTTTGCAGAGTCAGCCACAATAGGCGTTGCGACCTACCCCTGCATCTTTGACGATAGTTATTCCTTGATGGGTATAGGAGCCGATGGCAGGCAGATTACAGCCTGCTTTAAAAGTTCTGATATTGCCTTAGCCAACGTTAAGCACAAGACTTCTCTAATCATCAGAGGCAAGTCCTACACAGTTAAAAGTGTCCAGCCTACTGGTGACGGCAAACTCACAGACTTGGAGCTTATTGAATCATGAAGCGTATAGAAATTGTGGAGGCACTAGGGGGTTTATTAGAGGCAATCACTGTTGCTAATGGCTTTAATACCGATTTAGGTCTAAACCTCCTCTACTGGCAAGATTACGCCACTGAGTATGAAGAAGACGCTCTTATCTACAGAGATGGGGATGAGGACGTTACAGAAGCTGGCAATAACCATGAGTACGTTCTACATACAGAAATAGAGGCTCACAGCTTCAGTGAAACTCCTGGTTTAAGAGCTAATCAATGTTTACAGGACATCATCCTTGCAATAGGAAAGAACATCACCTTCCCTGGCCCAGCCTCAAAAATAACCCTACTAGGTTCTGAGACTGAGGTAGAGACAGATGGTAAGAGCGCCTGCAAGGTTTTAGTCAAATTAGATATCCACTATCGCACACCTAAATTTAATCCATAAGGAAGTATAGAAAATGGCTGAAAGATATTTTGTCGGTAAAGGTAAAGTTCTACTCGCCACCATTAACTCGCTGGGAGTCACCACAGGTTATGAATGGTTAGGAAACTGCCCATCTTTAGTTCTAAACACTGAAGAGACCAGAATCGAGCACAAGGAATCTTGGACAGGTAACAACCTTACAGACAGCATCGTTGGTACTGGAAAGAGTGCCACAGCAAGCTTCACGATCGATGAGTACACCAAAGAGAACCTAGAGAAGTTCTTGTTTGGTTCAACCACCTCAATCGCCTCTGCCACAGTTACCGCTGAGTCTTTAGTTGGATACCCTGGCAAATATAGTCCTTTAGCTAGGATGAACCTTACCAGTTTTACGAGCTTAACAAACGTGGGGGCTACCACAACCTACGTTAATGGTACTGACTACCGAGTTGATTTAGCTGCTGGTTTAATCTACGTCATCCCCGGTGGAGCAATTACTGAAGGGTTGGCACTGAAAGCTAACTACGCCGCAGGTTCTTCTGAACAAATTAGTGCGTTTACCCGCAAGCCCAAGTATTACTCTCTGATGTTTGCAGGTCTAAATCAGGCGGAAGATGAGAAACCTGTAATCGTTGAAGCTTACCGTTTCCGCCCCTCACCTATTGGCAGCATCGAGTTGATCACTGATGAGTTTGGAAACCTCGAAATTGAGGGAATGTTGGCTTACGATTCCACCCGCGATTCTACTACCGTTGATGGCGGTTTCTTCAGAATCAGACAGACCCAACAAGCGTAGGAGTTAAACATGGCGACCTCATTTGATGACAAAGCTAGTAGAGAATTCTTCAAATCACAACTTGGTGATTTATCAGCAGCAACTCGCGCAGTAACTCGTGCGGCTGCCAAACAACTCAAAGAAGAAATGAAGAAACAAGTACGCCAAAACTTCAAGCGAGGTCGCAACTCCAACGGCTCTTTCTTTAATGCTTTCAAGGTGTACAACCTTGATGAGAATGAAAGACAAGGGCCGGCATCTTACGTTCGCTCTGGTGTCAAGTTCCTAGACATCTTTGAGACTGGTGGAGACATTACTCCCAAAAATGGCAAGTATTTGATAACCCTAACCCCTGCTGGTGAAAAGATTGGTTTCAAGAGAATTACTAAAGCTAACACCTGGGATTCAGTCTTTAACAAGTACAAGAAGTTCCTAAAGATTATTCAAACCAACGATGGCATTTTAGTCATCTACGAATTCCAAGGAAGAAGCACTATTGTCTACAGCTTTGTTAAGAAAATCCGTCTCAGGAAAAAGATAGACTTCTACGCTGCTGCTGAGAACATTGCTGAACAACTACCAGACCAGATAAATAAACTACTTAATTAACTAATCGGAGAACCATCATGGCTGCTAACACAAATATTGATAAAGAATTAAAGACTCTAGTTCCTAATGAAGTTGTTGAAACCTCAGCAGGAGATGTCATTGTTAAGCCTTTCAAGTTCACTCAGTTCCCAAGAGTCCTTCAGATATTAACAGAGTACTCCAACGCTTTTCTTAAGAAGCCAAAAGAAGAAGCGCAAGACCAGACTATTGAGAAGCCAGAAGAAGAAGAGCCAGACGTTATGAGGATCGCGCTCGACTTAGCAGCTTATAACCCTGAAGGTGTATTTGAACTTGTAAAACTCTCAACAGGTTTGAACCAAGAGCAACTTGACATATTAGAAGGTGAAGAAGGGTTTGATATTCTCTTCAAAGTTGTTGAGGTAAACCTATCTTTTTTCGTCCAGAAGCTAACACCAAAAGTCCTAGAAGTAGCCGCAAGTCTAACATCAGTAGCGGATGGGGTAAGCAAGTTAGCAAATTAATTAGAGCTGGGCATACTTGGACGGAGATACAGAATTACTCTGAAGGACAAATCTATCTCTTTGTCAAGTATGCCGCCGAGATTGAAAATGAGGAAAGGGCTATTGCTCTTTTTGATAAGACTACAGGGGTAGTAGACGGCTCCTTAGATACTAAAACTATTAATAGCGCCATCAAGAAACTGACAGGCGCTTAATTCTTATGGCAACTCGTAGATTATCAGTTAAATTTGACACCGAGGGTTTTAACCAGGCTGTCTCCCAATTACAGCAAACCGGGAGAGCTTTTGATTCTGCCCTCCAAAGAGCAAGGCAAGCATCTAGAGAAGCTGTGGCTGCCCAAAGAGCCGCTAGTCGCTCTGGTGATGTAGCAGGTGAGGTTGCTGCCCAAAGAAGAATTGAGCAGTCTGCCACCGCCGCTAATAGAGCGATCGCAGCATCTTATAGAGAATTAGGTGTTAGGTCATCTGAGTCCATCAACCAGATGAGAGCGAGAGCTGTTGCTGCTTTTGAAGCTATTAAGAACAGTGGCACAGCGTCGGCAAGAGATATTGCTGCTGCTCAAGATGCCTTAAACAATAAACTCCAAGACCTAGATTCACAACTAGATGATACGGGCAAGACTGCACGAGATGGTGGTGGTGGGTTTGATATCCTAACTGCTGCGATAGGTGCTGCCACTTTAGCATTAGGTGGATTCATCAGAGCAAGCTACCAAGTCGGTAAAGCCTCTGATACTAGCGTGAGGGCATTATCTACTCTTACAGGCGATTCTGCAGGCTTATATAAAGAACTCCAGGCGTTGTCAAAGGAGTTAGGATACCAGGTCACAGCCACAGAGTTAGCCACTACTGGTTATGACGTTCTTTCAGCTGGGTTTAACAAAACTGCTGATGTTATTGAGATTCTTAAAAATTCCCAGAAAGCCGCTGTTGGTGGATTTGCTGAGATAGGTGTTGTGGCTGATGCTGTGACAACAATTCTCAATGCCTATGGTAAAGGTGTTGGTGAAACCGAGAAGGTTACAAGTCAGTTCATACAGACACAGAACGACGGTAAGATTGTTGTTTCGCAGTATGCCCAACAGATAGGTGGTTTAGCCTCAACCGCCGCTGCTAGTAATGTCAGCCTGGAAGAGTTGAACGCAACCGTATCTGTCGCCACAGCTTCTGGGGTACGAGTAGAGTCAGCCTTCACTGGGTTAAGGCAAGCAATTAGCTCAATTGTCAAACCTTCTGCTGAAGCCGAGAAAGTAGCAGAGAAATTAGGTATTAAGTTTGATGCAGCAACACTTAAACAGAAGGGGTTTGCTGCTGTACTAGAGGACGTGAGGAAGAAGGCTGGGGGTAATGCCCAAGCCCTTGGTATTTTGTTCGGCTCTGTTGAAGCTGTGGCAGCAGTCCAACCAGCCCTTAACGACTTTGAGAAGTTCACTGGGTTTATAGAAAGACAGAAGAACGCCGCTGGGGAAGCTGATAAAGCTTTCCAGAAGATGAACGGCAGTATCGTTTCTTCCGAGAAGTCACTATCTGGTGTAGCCAACGCTATCAAGAATAAAGCTTGGGAGTCCTTCGGGCTGATTATCAAACCTATATCTGCTGCGATAGCAGGGATGGGTAACGCTTTTCTTGCTCTCCCCACCCCAATCCAATCCACTATTATTGTCCTAACAAGTTTAACTGTAACCGTTGCTGGAACGGTGGCGGCATTTAAAATACTTAATGCGGCGTTAGCGACTGTAGGTATAACAAACAAATTAAGGTCTCTTGTAGAATTAGAGCTAGTCTTGAGAAACCTTAGAGCAACCGGAATATCTTTTAAGGCGTTTCAGATATCACAGTTTGTAACAAATATTGGGGCATCTTTCAATCTAGCCGCTGGCTTCATTGGGTTTTACACAAAAGCCTTAATAGAAGCAATAAATATCCAAAGAATAGCTGCTGTACAATTCGTCACTAGCGGAGGTTTGTTAACCGCCCTTGGGTCGGCTTTTACATTCCTAATTAGCCCAATTGGGTTAATAATTGTTGGTCTTGCAGCACTAACAGCAGCTTTTGTAGTTCTCTACACTAAGTCTGAGTTATTCCGCAAGGGTGTTAACTTCCTTGGAGAGCTATTAAAGACTATATTCCTGGATGCCGTCAATGTTGTTAAAGAAGCTTTCAACGCACTCGGTAGGGCTATAAGCGCAGTAGGCAAGTCAATAGATTGGTTCGCTACTGGGACTGGTAAGAACTTCGATAAGCTGTTACTGACCCTAGGAAACTTCGGTAAATCAACTTTAGATTATCTTGGCTCCCTTGCAGACTGGCTGGCGAACCTTGATATGTTCAAGCCATTAGTTGACTCAGCCAAGAATGCGGCTGCTGGTATTAAAGGTGCTTTCGGTGGCAATAACAGTCCTGTAAACAACTTCCTATCTGATGGGCCACTTGGGTTGTTAGGAATAAAACCTATGAGTGCTGTTAAAAACTACATTGGTGGTTTATTCGGTCGTACCCAAGAACGAATTGACAAAGAATCCACTGCAGAAAAACCTAATCAAGTTAAGAAAACTCAACTCAGTCCTGCCCCAAAGATACCTACGCTAACTGGAGGAGCAGGAGTTGACGTTAAAGGTGACTCTGGTGGTTCTAGTGGGTCTAGCGGGTCAAATAAAGAGAAAGAGTTCGTAGACTTTGAGCTACTAAGACCTAAAGGTACACAGACCTCCGGCTATGGGATGCGTAAAGGTAGGATGCACAACGGTGTAGACTTTAGCCAAGGCAGAGAGCGTAACAGATATCCAATTGAGGCTCTTCTACCAGGAAAAGTCAGCGAAGTTGGTTTTGATAAAGGGGGTTGGGGCAACTACGTAGTTGTTAAGAGTATAGACAGACTAGGCAAAGTGATAGAAGTTTTACAAGCTCACCTCGACTCAGTGGTGGTCACAAAAGGGGAGGAAGTAAAGCAAGGTCAGCTTCTTGGTAGGGAAGGTAGCACTGGCAGAAGTACAGGTACACACAACCACGTTGAAGTTAAAATTGGTGGTAAAAGAGTCAACCCATCTGATGTATTAGGCAAGAGATTTTCCTTATCCTCTGAGCTTGGTAGTCCTAGCGACATACTAAAAGAAAGAGATGCTAAAGCCCAGGCTCTCACACCTCAGCAGAAGACAGTTGCTGGTGTTATAGCTATGGCTAAACGGCTTGGCATGAACCCAGAGGACTTACTTAGGGTTATGTTGCTGGAAACAGGTGGCACACTGTCTCCTAAAGCTCACGGAAATGGGGCTGTGGGTCTTATTGGCTTTACAAAAGACAACCAGAAGGAACTAGGGGTTACGCTCGGTCAACTAGCTAAGATGACCGCTGAAGAGCAACTCCCTTATGTTGAGAAGTATCTAAAAATCCACGCCAGGGGGCAAAAACTAGACTCACTGGAGAAAGTATCTGCTACTGTCTATGGTGGTAATCCCGGTGTCAAACTAGACTCTAAGCCTGACGGAAGGTTGTCTTTACGTCAATATGTTGGAAGAGCTAAAGACCGTTATTCATCACAAGCTAATAAGTTAATTGGAGAGGTAGACGAAACAACAGGGGATACTCTCGAAGTTAAAGCTGCGATCGCTGAACAAGCCAAAGACGATGCCAAGCTGGCGCGGGACAGAGCTTATGAAGAGAAGAAAACCCAAGCCACTCTTGCTGGTGAACTCAAGCGCCGACAGATAGAAAACAGTTTTGCTGCTGCTAAAAACGATTTAGAGAAGCAGCTTGCTGGTACTAAAGAAGAGCAAGAGAAGACGCTCTTAGAGCGCAGGATTGCTTCGCTAGACTCAGACAAAGAAAGTCTCCAACAGAATAATGAGCTTGCCACAGAGAGAGCGCAGGTTGAGTTTCGTATCAATCAATTAATGGCTGAAAGGGCAACTCTAACCCAAGAGGAGTTAGATGAGCTTAACTCTCTAGAGAACCGTAGACAAGCTATCCACGCCACCAGACAAGACCAACTTGCTCAGGAAGCCCGTGCTGTTGCGCTGAGAGAAGCAGAGAATACTGCTGCTGACCAGGAGGCTGACAGGCAGTATAGACAGGGGTTAGCCGCGATATTTACTCAGGTAACTCTTGCTGAATTAACAGAAGAGCAGCGCCAGAAGTTTGAACAACACCGGACTATAGAAGAAGCTTATAACGAGCGAAGACTGGAGATTGAGAGGCTAATTCAAGAAGCTAAGACGCGTGGTGATCAACAAGCTTTAACCTTGCTTTCACAGATGTCTACTCTCAATGAGTCTCGTAGGCAGAAGGAGTTACAGCAAGTTGCTGACCAATATGACCAGATAAAGCAACTTTACGCAACAGTTAAAGATAGTGCTAGAGATGCCACCCAACAGTTCTTTGAGGATATCTTCACAGGCACAAGAAGCTTAGGAGATGCCTTGAATAGCCTCTTAACATCAATTCTGAAGGCTGTTGCTCAAATGGCGGCTGCCAACATCACCAAGTCAATCTTCAGTAGTTTTGGTGGTGCAGGTTTTGCTAGTGGAGGGTACGTGAGTGGCCCAGGTACAGGCACAAGTGACTCTATAGCAGCACGTCTTTCAAATGGTGAGTTCGTTATGAGAGCCAAAGCGGTTAAACATTGGGGTACTAACTTTCTTGACTCACTCAATACTATGCAAACACCAGCTCTATCTTTAGCTACTGCAGGTGTGGGTAGTTCTGCGGGTGGTTCTAGCAGATCACAAACCATCGTGATGAACGTCTCAACACCTGATGCTAACAGCTTTAGAAAGTCCGGTTCCCAATTGGGTAGAGACGCAGCTGAACAGTTAAGAAGAGGTATGAACCGTAATGGATAAAAGCTACATTAGGAGTATCACTAAGTAATTAAATATATGCCAATTCAAGAAGTATCTGTTAGTCCACTACCGCCCCTCAATAAGTACGTTCTTCAAGATACTGAAGATAGTGCATTAGCTTACTTTGAAGAAGGTGGAACTTCTTACTTTGGGTACGCTGACATCGAGGGTAGGTGGTACATCGAAAGATGTATCTACAACCCTACGAGCAACCGCTTTGCAGCCGGTGAAGGTGATTATGCTACTAACTGGGCTAACAGAGCATCTCTTACTTACGACTATATCTACAACGCGCTGTAAAACCATGACAGCAAAATTCGATACCTTATTAAACAAACTAAGAACTGAAGACTCGGCGGGGGAGCAGTATTTAACCCCATTCTTCTCAGACATTGAAACTATATAGTTAGGGGGTTAGTGTGAAAGTATGTCTTTTAATGAAACGAGACTAAATTTGGGTTTTGACTTCGGTACTGTTGGTGGTGCTTCTTTCTCCACCACGGTTCTTACTACCGGAGGCGGCTATGAGCAAAGAAACTCTAATTGGGACGAGCCAAGAGGACGCTGGCAGATAGGAGATAGGCTCTACAACAGAGAAGAATTAGACTATATAATTCGCTTCCACCGCGCTCACAGAGGAAAAGCAGTAGGGTTTAGGTTTAGAGATTGGGCAAACTATCAAGCTGAGAATGAGCTAATAGGTGTAGGAGACGGAGTAACCACACAATTCCAACTCAAGAAGACTTACACCGTTGGCTCTCAATCTACAGTACAAACTATCAAGAAACCTGTTGTTGGTAGCGTCTATTTAACAGTGGCTGGTGAGCCTATAGTTAGTGGTTTTAGTGTTGACTATACCACTGGCTTATGCACATTTACTGCACCTCCCACAGGCAACATTAATGCGACCTTTGACTTTGATATTCCAGTAAGGTTTGAGCAAGACCTTTTTGACCACCGCTACGATGCTGGAACTCAAGAGGAAGTGCTCTTCTATGTAAGTACCTTGGCAGTTCTGGAGATTAAGATATGAAGTCATTAGCAAGCGCACTCTCCAACCACCTACAGCAGGAGAACACCAAGCTAACAACTTGCTGGCGGGTGACTCGTACTGACGGACTAGTCCAAGGTTTTACCAGCGGGGACAGGCTTCTGACAATTGATGGTGTGGACTATTTAGCATCTACTGGGTTTAGTGCCTCAGCCTTTGCTCAAGATAACTCTCTGGCTGTCAGAAACTTAGAGTTGAACTCTGCTTTATCTGATGATTCTATTAGTGAGGCAGACCTGGTAGGTGGACGATATGACTATGCCAAAGTTGACATCTTCCTAGTCAACTGGGAAAACCCACCAACCACTCTCTCGGTAGACCCTCCAAATCACATCTTAATGATCAGTGGGTTTTTAGGTGAAGTAAGTCTCACAGATGTTCGCTATACAGCAGAGATTAGAAGTTTCGCCCAACTGTTACAGCAGAAGATAGGAACACTAACTACTCAAAGTTGCCGCGCAGTATTTGGTGATTCAAAGTGTACAAAAGACCTAACAACGTTGACTGATAACTTAACAGTCATCTCAGTAACTAATAACCGCCAATTCACTGTTAGCTCTAGTAGGGCTGATGGCTTCTTTGAGTTAGGAGAGGTCACATTTACCAGTGGAGAAAACAACGGCTTTAAGTCAATGGTTTTAAGTTTCATTGGCAACCAAATTCAACTGTTTGAGCCAATGCCTTATGACGTACTAGTTGGCACAACTCTCCAGGCAGTTGCTGGGTGCGCTAAGACTGTTGAAGCTTGTAGAAATTACAGCAATATTCTTAACTACCAAGGCGAACCACACATACCTGGTGAAGATAGATTTCTGGGAGGGTTTGAAGGCTGATGACTAAATTAGAGATTGTTACTACTGCAAGAGAGTGGTTGGGCACGCCTTACCATCATCAAGCACGGGCTAAAGGTGTCGGGGTTGATTGCATTGGGTTGGTGTTAGGCGTGCTGAAGGAGTTAGGAGTTTACACCTTTGATTTTACAGACTATGACCGAACTCCTGATAGTACGGTACTCCAGAGCCTGTTAGAGGAGCATTGTACCCAGACAGACAACCCAGAGCCGGGGGACATACATCTATTTCGTATCAAGAGGAACCCACAGCACGTTGGTCTTTGCTCTGACATAGGGTTAATCCATGCCTACCAAGGGGTTGGTAAGGTTGTCGAACACACACTAGATGAGTTCTGGCAACGCAGAATTATTAAATCTTTTATTTTACCCGGTATATAAAATGGCAACCGTCGCGCTTAACCTAGCTATAGGTTTTACCACTAATTATCTACTAGGCTTACTAGCACCAACTCAGAAAGTAGAGGGGTCTAGGCTTAGTGACTTATCAGCACCAAAGTCTAGTTACGGCGCTGCTATACCAAAGGTATATGGGTCTTCCAGGTTGGCAGGAAACCTCATGTGGTCAACTCCAATTACTGAACGAGTGTCTAAAACCCGCTCTGGTGGAAAGGGAGGGGGTGGTGGTGTACAAACCACTAATTATGCTTATAGCTGTAACTTTGCATTCCTTCTGTGTTCTGGTGAGATAACAGGAGTAAGGAAGATATGGCTCAACTCCAAGCTGGTCTATAATGTCAGCCCTGAAGCAGATGTTGATACTATAGCCGCGTCTCTCAAGTTTGCTGAGAAGGTACGTTTTTATAATGGTTCTGCTACTCAAGGGCAAGACTCTTTGATGACTTCCTTCCAAGGTGTAGACGACACTCCAGCTTACAGAGGAAGGGCATATATTTTATTTGATGACTATCCTCTTGAAGACTTTGGGAACCGCCTACCTGCGGTGTCCTGCGAGGTTGTTACCAGCGGCTACTGGAGTGAAGGCAGGTTATACAACACAGATATTTCATTAGGGTCAGTTGTTAAGGACTTGTGCCTCCGAGTAGGTTTTAGCGAATCAGAGGTGGACGTTACAGAGATAGACTCAATCTTGGTTAAAGGGTTTGTAGTTAGTCAATCTCTCAATGCTAGAGATGCGATCGCGCAACTCCAAAGGGCTTACTTCTTTGATGCCCTTGAGTCCAATGGTAAGTTAAAGTTTATCAACCAAGTTCGTGGCGGCTCACCAATAACTATTCCTAGAAATGACTTAGCTAGTGCTGAAGAAGGGCAGGAGCGACCTGACTTATTTAAGGAAACCCGCCAGCAAGATATAGAGCTTCCAGATGAGGTCACAGTCACTTATGTTGATTATGACTTCAGCTACCAACAGAACACACAGACTACTCAACGGCAAAACTCTCCTAATAAGAATAAATTAGAGATTCGTCTTGACCTAGTGTTAACCGCTTCACAGGCATTAACGATTGCTAGGAAGACTATATTCCTTGAGTGGTTGAAGAGAAGAAAGTTCGAGTTTTCTTTGCCTCTGAGATATAGCGTTGTTGAGCCAGGAGATGTGGTGCAGGTTAATCTACACTCTTCAACCCAACAGAACATCTACCTCAGCAAGGTAGATGTAGGTGCTAACTTTCTGTTGCAATGCGAGGGTGTTCCCTACGACCCAACCTTGTTAACACTCACAGCTGTAGCAACTGCTCCAGCGGTCAGCTTGTCACTGGGCAACCCTAGTGATACTGAACTACGAATACTAGACCTTCCTCTACTTAAAGACACAGATGAACCTCAAGGCGTTTATGTAGCTGCTACTGGTAATAGTGCTTGGAGAAATGCTCAGTTGTTTGTAAGCCGTAACAATGGTTCCTCATACGACTCAGCCACAACCATAATCACCAGAACGGTTCTTGGTACTTGTGCCACCACTCTAGAAACAGCTTCTGAGTTTTATGTGGATTACAAGAACACGTTGAGGGTCACAGTTGATGGTGAGCTTGAGTCAGTTAGTGAGTTTGATTTTCTTAACGGTAGAAACATTGCCTTAGTAGGTTCAGAGGTTATCTACTTTAAAGATGCAGTTCTTGTTAGCGGTAACACTTATGACTTATCAACACTTCTAAGGGGCAGGAGAGGCACTGAACAGTCTATTGGTACACACACCAGCGGAGAGGATTTCTACCTGCTTAGTGGGTATCTAACAAGGGTTAAAGGTGAACCATTAGACCTTAATACACAACGTCTCTACAAAGCTCCTATTAACGGTCAAGCCTTAGCAGATATTACTCCTACAGCATTCACTAGTACGGGGAGGTCACTTAAACCTTATGCCCCTTGCCATGTTAAAGGAAGCCGGGATGCCAGCGGTAATTTAACAATCTCTTGGGTTAGGAGAAACAGATTATTTGGCGAACTACTAGATTATCAAGACGTTCCTTTGAGCGAGACTAGCGAGTCCTATGAGGTGGTTATCTTCTCCGCTCCAGGAGTAGTGCTCAGAACCTTCAATACCACTAGTCCCACTGTTGTTTACAACGCAGCCGATCAAACAACAGACTTTGGTAGCTTGCCCGGAAGTGTGGAAGTAGCCGTGGCGCAGTTTAGTAGCTCAGTAGGGCTTGGATATGCAAGCTTAGTTGAACTATAATTATAGTAATAATCACTATAATTATTTTTACAATGCCGACTCCTAGAGGAAAACTACCGCAACTATCTGAAAGTCAAGCCAGCAAAACTGTCACCCTCAATGAAGCTTTTGCAATTCTTGAGGCTCTGACAGTTGGTGGCGTTTTATCAAGAACTTTAACTACTCCCCCGGCTTCTCCTACAGAGGGAGATGTCTATAGTGCCATCTGGAGCAACTGGTGTTTGGGCTGGGAAAGCTACGAATGTAGCTCACTTCAGCAATGGAACTTGGCAGTTCTATGTTCCTAATACTGGCTGGCATCTATTCTCAATTCCCGATGCAAAGTTTTATCACTTCAATGGGAGTGCGTGGGTACTAGTATGATTATTCACAATTTCAGTAATACAGATATCCCCCACTCTGTCAAACACTATGGAGAGATATCTCATGTAGAGCCAACAGAGGAAGGCTACACCATTGAGCAGCAATTGGCGATGGGTAAGGTCACACAGTGGTCTCTGAAGGGTTCTGTGGCAGTTGTAGGTGACAGACAGGTCGTTAATAAGTTCATGCAGTCAGGGGTTATCTATGCCCTCGTTCTACCTGAAGAACTCACTCGCCTTATAAAAGAGAGTGAGCAATTACATGAGTTATTAGCTGTTAAGAAGGCGGAGCAGGTATCAATAGCAGCGTTAGCAGAACCAACATCTCCTGTAGAAGCAGCAGCCTCAGAGAAAGAGCCTTTACCTCCCAACACTTTTAGGAATAGTTCAATTGGCATTCTGCGGAGGTTTGCATAAATGGTAACTTTTAGTCCACAGTTTGATACCCACACCTTAGACCTGGAACTCAAGAAAGGTGAGAGCGCACAGTTTGCTGTGGCTATCTCTGACTATGACTTAGACCTGAGAGGGTGCTTGGTGTTTACAGAGATACGCCGTAGCTCTCCTGGGTACACGCAGATAGCTGGTTTTACTGGTTCTGTTAGTACATCAGGTAACACTATTACGATTAATCAATACCCTAAGACCCTTGACAAAGCCCAACTGCTTAGTCAGTTACCAGTCAGACAAGGTGATTTGATTACTTTGGAGGGCAGTGGTATTAGCGGCTCAAAGGTCGTAGCTGTTACCGACTCCCAGATAATTGCTACAGGAACAGCTACCAGAACTATTAATGAAGGTCGGTTGCTAGTGCGATCGCTCTCACTAGCCAGCTTCACTGCTATACCTTATTCCCCCGTCATCACAGTCACTGCAACTGGTACTGCTGTTGTTGGCCAGGAGACAATCAACGTTTCTGGGGTGAGTAGAGATTTAGCTTCTGGTAGCATCTTAATCTTCAATGACTCTGGAACTCCTAAGATTGCGAGGTTAACAAGGCTGGCGGTTGCTAACGACACGATCATCTATGTCAGCCCACTAGAAGTAGAAATTACTGCAGCTAGTACCGCCGATATTGGGGCTACTACGGTCATTACCACAGCAGGTGCAGCTTTAGAAGCAACATCAATCTCAATAGACAGTCTTGGTGTTCCTATACCAGCAAACAGCTTACTAAGCTTTGCCACTCGCACAGCAGACGGTTGGGTATATGTGGGCAGCGCGGCACTAACTTCTTCTGTTTTGGCAGGAGTAACGAGCCTACCAGTTTCTGCCCTTACTACGGCAATACCAGAAGATGCAATTGCTTGGTTTGGAACACTACCCTTCAACAGTTTTTATCTAGCAATAGATCCAACGGACACGCAGTTTCTGGAGTCTGGAGACTATGGCTACGACGTAGTTGTTAGACAGTCCAACAACTTCACTTTGCGGGTTATGCAAGGAAATATTAAATTAACCGACCATTGGTCAGACGGAGTATAAGAAAATGGCAGATGTAACGATAGGGCGCTCAGTACCTTTAGAACCAGGACAAAGACCAAAAGATTTGTCTCTATCAGTGGCATTAGCTAGTGACCACCCACCAGTGGCTACCTTTGATGCGTTCGCTGGCAGCACAGAAATTGATAAAGATTTACTAGGTAATCCTAGATTTGGTACACCACAGTTGCTTTTTGCATCTGTGCGTCGTTATGGCATCGATAGCAAGCTATGGGCACAACGAGTAGACTCCAACACCCAAGGTAAAATCTCGTTTGACTCTGCAAAGAGCGCGGCTAGACTGACTATTCAGAATGGTAACTTTGACCGCACTTATTCTTCTTTACAAACCAAAACTAACTTTGCTTACCAGCCAGGGCGGTCAATGGATTGCTCTTACGGTGTGCAGTGTAGTCGTGGAGCAGCAAACGATAACGTGGTTATTGAGTTTGGCGCTTTTGACAACTTTGATGGTTATGGGTTCAGAATCTTAAGAGAAGGTGGCAAAGATAAATTATTCGTCTTTCGACGCACCTCAAGTGGTGAGACAGGTGGTCTAACCCAGCGTGACAGCATCCCTTACTTAAATGGTCATAACGACCTTATGGATGCTAACGCCTATGAACAGATCATTGAGGTCGGCAACAGCACTGCCTCTGGTTATTCAGAACCTACCAATGGCAACAGGCTAGATGGCTCTCTGGATGGGGCTGTTGATGTCAACGGAAACCTAACATCGACTGGACATAAGCTTTCTTTGTTTGATGAAGATTTGTCCGCAACTAACCTAACGATGTTCCGTATCCGCTACTCTTGGTACGGTGCTTCAGGTGCGGACTTTTGGGCTTTCGTGCCTTTAGACAAAACTCCTAAACCTGGGATACCTCGTTGGGTAAGAGTACAGAGTATACCTATTGGTGATAACTTACAGTTCCCATTACTTAAGAACCCTGACAAACCTTTAACCTTCAGAATCTACAGACGTGCGGACAGCACGGGTGCAGGTACAATCCCTAGCACATCGGCGTTTTTAAGCACCTTTGGTACTTCCTTCTCTATTGATGCCGGCGATCCGAAGCCAATGGAGATTTATAGTGAAAGCTCTGGTAGCTTGACACTGAACTCTGCTAATAGCACGCCTGCCCTTGCTATACAGATCAAACCTTACATTACATCCTCAGCAGAGACTGTTACAGGAGTTTCAGCGGATACTCCTAACCAACTCAGAGCTTTCCCTCTGACACTCTCAATTAACAGCAGCAGCCCTTGTAGTTTCAGCTTAGTTAAGAATCCTGTTGTAACCGGGGCAACCTTTCCCTTACCAGTGGCTGGAGATTTGAGTGCGGTAGCTAAAGCTTCTGTGCCAGGAACGATAACCCCTAATACAGGTAAAGTTGTTTCCACCTTCTACACTGGTCAAGAAGACGGTCAAAGTATAAAGCTAGATGAGATTTTTGCCTACAACCGGGAGTATTTAGCGCGGGAGGCACAAACAACTGCAGGTGTAGCAGGAGACAGTCTCTATGTTGTGGCTAAGAGTCTCACACCAACCTTGCTAATCAACTCCATAACATCAACCGGCACGGTAGCAACCGCCACAGTAACTAATGGTCACAGCCTAAAAACAGGTAGCGTCGTGACTATCGCTGGAGCGACCCCAAGCGGCTATAACGGCACTTTTACGGTTGATGCCCTTAACGCCACTCAATTCACTTACGCCGTTGCTAGTGGTCTAGCTAGTCCTGCCACTGGTAGTATCTCTGCTGATCTGAATGTAAGGGCAAGCGCTAGTTTAGTGTGGGGGCAGCAATAATGTCCAAGATTCATCTACCAGAAGATGTAGGGGATTTGCCAAGCAAGCTTGGTGTGAAACCCTTAACTGGGAGCTTCAGCACTGCTATCTCGGAGCAGACCGCTGCTCCCACATTCCGTGTTCAAGCCCCGCAAGCTGGTGATACTGAAGTTGTAGTAGCTGACATCTCTGAAATCACTCAGGATGTGTTTGCGCTCAAGCGTAAAGTCAAAGCTGAGATGCTGTTCAGAAATACTTCCCGCTATGACATAGAACCTTCTCAATGGGGCTATGTTGCCTCCGATACAGCCGGGGGTGGGCTTGGGGAACAGTCGGTTATTTGGACTAATAGAAATAATGTTCGTGCGGTTTATCCAGGTAACGAGACTAGCATTCTGTTCTCCCCAGACAATTCAGCTATCGTATGTGAGTGTAAGCCTTTCCTCCCTGAGACTGGTGTACAACAGGCTCTGTTGTTCTCTAAGCGGGTATTCGCTCCTTCTGTAGCCGCACCCATCTTTATCACCGTAGCTGTAAAGATGTCTATTTCATCCAGCATCTATGTGATTAAAGAATGGGGTTGGTTTTCAGGTATAGCTGGCTATTTCTTCAGAATAAAAGCTGACGGGGGTGGAGATAACTTTTCTATTGTTAGGCGCTACAAGTTCGGTGGAGAGGTTATTGAGCAGGAGATACCCCGGTCTCAGTTTAATAGTGACAAACTAGATGGAACAGGGCCAAGCCGACACACCCAGAACTTTACGAATGTGGGGATGTACGGAATTGAAGTTGGGTCAGGCTGCGGCTACTCAACTCGTTTCTGGGCTTACATCATGGAAGAGTGGGTAGTAATTCACTCGTTAGATACTGTGGCTGGTGGGTCACAACTCCCTGCCATTGATGAGCAGGCGCTGCCTCTCACCTTCTTAATCACTAATAGTCGGCAGACCGCTACTAGAGAAACCTTATTCAAATACGGGACTAGCGTAACTAGTATTGGTCAGTATGCTGGTGAGACTAGCCCTAATGAGGTTAGCTCAACTAAGAAGGTAACAACTGCTAGAACTAGTGTTTTGTTGGGTATACGAAGCAAGAGTTTTATTGGAGACGTTATCAATAGCACAACGACTCTGCCTGTTCGCTTACAAGGTGTCTCTGGCAGGCGGATGTCCCTATTCCTTCTGAGAAATCCAGAGCTAGACCCTAGCCTATCATGGACGAGTTTAGGGGATGTTAGCGGGACAGAATATAACCTGTCAAGAGTGCTGCCATTTACTGGTGGGCAGGTGTTGGCGCGAGTAGATTTACCTAGTGGGCAAGGAGGCGCTTTTAACCTCAATGACATATTCAGCCTACAGAGAACCTTTAGCACTACTCGCTACTCCAATGATGCTCAAATCCCAGGGGATTCGGGTCAACAATTCCCTGTTTCTCAGGATGAGATTTGGCTTTGTGCAAGCTTCAATGAATTTACTTCAGGGATGGCAGAGGAGTCGTTACCCTGGGATACTAGCAGCGCCCTAAAAACAACGGTCAGTAGCAACGGCTCTGTCAATAACTTTATCACGTATAAAAACAGCGTACTTATTAACGTAAGCGCGAGTCTAATTATTTTGGAGATTTAAATAAAATGCCAGGTTCCCAACTAACACCTGTTCTAACTGAACCGGTAGCTCCTCTGAGATTTACTAATGTGCCAGCCGCTAGTTTCAATACGACTACCGACACAATAACTTTTAGCGAAAATCACAATTTTGTTACAGGCGGAGATTGCTGGTTTGGAGCTGGGTCAGGGACTTACCCCTTAACAAAAGGTGCGAGGTATTATGCGATTGTGACGGGCGCGACAACTATAAAACTAGCCACAAGCTACGCGAATGCGATCGCAGGAACAGCTATAGATATAGCATCTATTCCTACAAATGATACTTCTAATTTCTATAAATACTATGGGTTTAATGCCACCGCTGGTGGTGTTGGCAATGGGGGAAGTAATAGACTACCCACGCTCTACCCGGCATACTGTCAGAGTCAAGCTATCTTTAACTCGGATTTGCCTACAGAGATAGACCTTACCGTTCCAAGCTACGCCGCAGACTATAGCAAGTTCCCCGCAATTACAGTCTCCCCGCTTTCCATACTTTTGGTAGAGCAAGGCGGTACAAGATGTTGGGGAGTCTCTCACATTGAAATATCAAGTGTCTCTAACGCTGCCTTTGTACTACTGAACGGAACTTTCACATCAGGAACAGAGCCTACAACAGTAGGAACAGCCGGACTTGGGATAGGCAGAAATGGTACTGGGTATAAGATTCGGTACAAAATCACAAACACGCGAGTTATTGAGTGTTATGCAGCTGAGTTGACAGGAAACTACTCTCTAATATTCACAACCTCACAACTTGCTCCTAATGTCAGTATGAGGTTAATTATGGGCAGTACTTTCCCTTTTCTTAGAATTCAAGATTGTGTAATCAGGGCTGTTTAAAATGCAAACTTACGCTTACGCTTTACCTCAATCAGCGCCTTTCCCTTGGTCGGAAAATGATAGTTATCAAGCTCAATTAATAGCTTCCTACAGGGATGATTTTCTCTATGCCATTACTGGATTGGAATCAAGTTTCCTAGCAGATAATCCAGCAGCCACGACTTATTATGAAGCCAACTGGCAGCAGAACTCTTACCCCAATGCACCTGGGGATACACCACTAGAAAAATATCTTAATGGAGCAAGTGGAATTAGTATGAGCGACTCACCTAAATGGAATGACATTTTACCGGCTATCTCTCTAAGTCCTGTATTTGTTAAGTTTTTATCTACTAGCAATAGTAATGCTTTCAGTGCTTTGCAAACGGTGGTGAACTACAGAAACCTAGACTTATTTAAAATGTTGGCTAAAGCTGTAATAGAGGGCATCCCAGGAGGGCTAACAAAAGGAGACATCCAAGAATTAGATTCTATTCTTCTTTCTACTAACTTTCCCCCAACCTCTGACATTTTACTTTAATCTTTTACAGACTAAATAAGGGAGGGGTGGCGAGTTTGCTGCCCCTTCTTTGTCTATTATTTCCAAGTACAATAGAACTAAGTATCAGTAAAGTATTATGCAAACAGATTATATTGTGCCAGTAGAGGTTTTATCTGCGGCTATAGGAATAGATAAAAGTAGAATTTACCAACTGAAGAGAGACGGTATTTTACCAGAGCCTAAGAAAAGTGGTGAGTGGGATTTAATAAGCTGCGTCCAGAATTATCTCGCTTACAAGCTGCAATTCAACCAACAAACAAAGGATTCCTCACAGGCTGACTTGACAGCAGAAAAGACTCGTTTAACAAAAGCTCAAGCCGACGTTCAAGAGTTGTTAATAGCTGAGAAGAATGGAATTTTAATTAATGCAGATGAGGCGAAGCAAGGTTGGTCAAAGTTGGTAATGTCTTGTCGGTCAAAGTTGTTAGGATTGCCAACTCGACTAGCTTTTGAAGTGGCAGCAGAGTCTAACCCAACAGTCGTTCAGGAGTTATTAACAGCGGCTGTCTATGAGGCACTGAGCGAGTTGGGAGGAGAAGATGACTGTATCTAGCGTGCTAGACGAAGTTAGAAAGTTGTTCGCACCACCTCCAAGGTTGAAGGTAAGTGAATGGGCAGATACTTACAGGTTTTTATCACCAGAGAGTAGTGCAGAACCAGGTAGGTGGCGAACAAGCCGTGCTCCTTATCTGAAAGGTATACTTGATGCCTTCAACGAGCCAGCTGCTGAGACTGTAGTTGTGATGTGTTCTTCACAGGTTGGTAAGACAGAAACTCTTGCTAATGTAGTTGGGTATTTTTCTAGTCAAGACCCGTCGCCAATGCTATTTTTAATGCCAACTTTGGAGATGGCTGAGGCATATAGCAAAGACAGGTTAGCTCCAATGATCAGGGATAGCCCAGCTTTATTTGAGATTATGGGCGACCGTCCTCGTGGGGAGAACACGCTTCTTCATAAGCAATTTCCGGGTGGTCACGTATCCTTGGCAGGTGCTAACAGTCCGGCTTCTTTGGCTAGTAGACCTGTTAGGATTCTACTTGCTGATGAGGTAGACAGATTTCCATCTTCAGCAGGTGGTGAGGGCGACCCTGTTGGTTTAGCTAAAAAGCGTACCACTACCTTCTGGAACCGGAAGATCGGACTGGTATCCACACCCACCGTTAAAGACTCCAGCCGGATTGAGAAGGCTTTCCTAGAGTCTGATCAACGCCGTTACTTTGTGCCCTGTCCTCATTGTGGTGAGCATCAAGTATTAGTTTGGTCACAGGTTAAATGGCGACCTGAAGAGCCATCACGAGCTTGGTATGAGTGTGCCAAATGCAGCCGACCGATTGAGAACTCTGCTAAACAAAAGATGCTCAGAGAAGGTGAATGGAGAGCTACTGCGCCTTTCTCTGGTACTGCTGGCTTTCACTTAAGTGAGTTGTATTCGCCTTGGCGAAGTTTTGGTGATGTTGTTGTTGACTTCTTAAAAGCTAAGGATGACCCACAAAGATTACGAGTATGGGTCAACACTTCTCTCGGCGAAACATGGGAAGAGCAGCAAGGTCAAACACTGGACTTTGAACAGTTAGCTGCCCGCGCTGAAGATTACCCCCAATGTTTCATACCTAAAGGTGGTTTATTACTCACAGCAGGCGTTGACGTGCAGCAAGACAGACTGGCAGTAACTATCAAGGCTTGGGGTAGAGCTGAGGAGAGCTGGCTGGTTTATTGGGGTGAGCTCTTTGGTGACACATCCCAACCTGAAGTATGGACACAGTTGGATGATCTACTTTCTTTGAAGTTTGAGCATGAACTTGGCGTAGAGTTGTCAGTCAGTGTCGCTGCTATTGACAGCGGCTTCAGACCACAGAATGTCTACCAGTTCTGTAGAGCACGACACAGCTTCAAGACTCTGGCTTGTAAAGGCAGCGGCACACCTGGTAAAGCTGTACTATCCAGACCAACTCTTCAAGATGTCAACTTTAGAGGCAAGACAATCAAAGGTGGCATCAAGTTGTTCACAGTTGGTACAGATGTTGCGAAGTCACTAATCTACTCAAGATTACAGTTAGTGGAGGGTCAGCAAGGCTATATGCACTTTCCTCAAGGACTAACTGAAGATTACTATGCCCAACTAACTGCTGAGAAATGTGTCACTAAGTTCGTGCAGGGGCAGCCTACCCACCAATGGGTCAAAGTCAGAGCAAGGAACGAGGCTTTGGACTGTGAGGTGCTGAGTTATGCGTCGGCTATAGCTAATGGCTTACCAACAATGAACTGGGACAAGCTTGAACGTCAGCTATTTCCATCAACAACAGTAGAGGAAACCAAACCCAAAGTTACCAAACCCAAAGGTAGTATTAAGGACGCAGGTAGAGGCTTTGCAACCAACTGGTGATGAGAAAGTAAGACAGAGAAGGAGTTTAGGGGGTGGGGGGGTGCAAAGGTACTTAGGAAATACTGGTATAATGCGGGTCGCGTAGCCGCAAGCTATCCCTGAGTCAAAACTTTCACAAACCCATACCTACTACCATACGCTTAAGAGAATTGTACAGAAAAGCTTATACAACAAAGGATTCAGCATATTATGACTCTCAACATTCCAACGAAAATAACCCCAGGAGACACCTTAGTTTGGTTTGACGTATCTTTCGACGGCATAGACCCTTCTAGTGGCTTAACAGTTAAATTTAGCCCCACAGAGTATCTCTTAACTTACTCAATTCGTGGTGCAGTAACAGTAGATTTAGTAGCAGTGGAACAAGATGGTAGTTGGAAAACTACTTTGACAAGTGTTGCTTCATCTGAACTAACAGCTGGCAGTTACTACTGGCAAGCGCATCTGACAAATAATGTTGGCGATCGCACTACAGTTGGTCAAGGTCAGTTATTGGTTGGGGCTAACCTAGCAGCAGTAGCAACTGCCTATGACGGGCGTTCTGAGGCTAAGAAAATGCTTGACGCGGTTACTGCTGCTATTTCAGCCAGGTTAACAGGTGGAGCAGTACTTAAGTACGCCATCAAAGACCGGGACTTGGAGCGTGACCCTTTAGATAGTTTGTATGTACTAAGAGATAAACTTAAATGGGAAGTTGCCCGTGAGGAGAAGGCTGGTAAGAGCTCAATGAACTTTATTAGGTTCAGATAACAATAAAAGGAGGGCGTTAATTAATCTAATTAACACCCTTCTCATTAACTGTATTTATATATTAAAAAGACTTTGGATTCTATTAATAGGGTTTAGACGCAGGATTAAAAGTTTTGTCCACTGACAGTCTACTAGCCTTTTGGATGGGAGGTGGGCGGCTCTCCGTTCAAGTTCCATTCTCATAGTATCAGACATCATAACCCCTTCAGGGATGCGTATTTGGTTTGGTATGATCTGATAACGACAACTTTGATTCTCAAACCTCGGTTTTAGAGGGACAAGGGACGATACCACCAAGTATATTAATACGATTGCACCGAGTGTTTTATTCATTTCTAAGCTGGTAAACTATAGCAGACTAATTATCACACATTCTACTTAACTCACACGCTTCTATTTCTATATGTCTAGCGATTTATCACTACGGGTGGTACAGGGGAAGGTTTTGGTGTGTGAAGAGCTTGAAACAGCGTGTACCCTATTACAAAGCTGGCTAGTAGATTACCAAAGCAGAGTGCCATCGTTACAGAACCTCTGATGACCTCTTTCTTTGCGATCGCTCTTTTAGTTGCGAGTTCTTCTTCTTCTCTCTGCTCTTTAACTAGGTCAGTTACCTTAATAGTTGGGTCATTCCAGATTAGTTCAGCCGTTTCCCTCAATCTTGCTATGGTTTCTTCTGAAAAAACAGATTTAAATTCTTCTGGGTTGGTATTCATAAAAGTATAATAATGCTTACTAATACAATTATACACGTTTTTATAGATAGCAGGAAGCAGCCTAGAAGTTAATCTAAGCTGCGTGTTAGTCATCACGACAAACTGTTCGTTACGCTGCTACAGGTATTTTGATGTGGTGGGGAGTTGGTATTAAAATCTCTTCTACAGTCAGTCTTGCCTCGTTGTATAGGTCATACATCTCACCCCAGAAAAGCTCTGTGTTAAATACTGGCTTTCTTACTTTCTTAACTATTGCGGGCTCTGTTATGGGGCTGACAAAAGGCTTTGTTTCAAGGGAGGCGCTGATGCCGGATAATTTAGTTGCTTCTTCTTCTGCTTCCTTGGGGACAGTTCCTTCAATGACAGCACCGTCGTGAAAGTCTTGCACTGGCTTATAGCCATATTTGGGGGCTAGAGCTATTATCTGACACATAAATGCTGCCTCTGCCCCTTGCAGCAAGTGAGCCATTGCCTTGCTAACAAGCAAATCTGCTCTCATTTCTGTGATGTCAAGAGACATACCAGCAGCATTTTTTACATAAAACTTTCCAGCTATCTGATTTAACCAAGTAGGGGCTGTGGTAATGATGTCTGATTTCTTCTTTCCAACGAGAGTGAGTAACCAAGTGCTGAAGCCTTCTAGCTCCACGATAAGAGACTGACAAGCTGAGAAAAATCTCTGATAAGCAGCGAAAGCCTTTTCTCCATCATAATTAAACTCTTCAAGGAGTAGGTTGTAGTGTGCTGTGGGTGCTGGGCGCTCTAACCTTTGCTTGGAGAATGAACCATCCGGCAGCATCACATAATCTTGACCAGCCGCCTTCTGTTGTTCGTATAGTGCGATCGCTCTACCAAGTTTGATGAAGGTTTCTTTGGTATCGGTGTTAAGCGGGAGAATCTTCGTACCCATCAGAGTTGCAATTAGCAGGTCTTTCCAAGTCTGTACACTTACGCCGATCTTCTCCGAGTAAATGTATTTAGCTTTAGGCGTGTTTATGTAGTCTTTGAGGAAGGAAGCATCAAACCCTGACATCTCTAGTATTTGGATAGCACAGCGTGGTTGGGCGGCAGCCATATCATAGTTGTTATACTCTTCAATACCTGAGAATGCAGCGGCGGTTAGCTCTCTAGAAGCACTCTGGAAGCCACCGCGATGGTGGGTTAATCTACCAGATTTCTGAGCGTGATAAGCGGCTGTGTAGAATGCGTACCCATCTTTGCCGTGAATAGCCCCACCATCCAGAACCACACTGCTGAGAGCCCAATAGTCACTAATATATTGGGCACGGGCTTTCCTGTATGCCCTGCTGTTTATGCCTTGTTCGTCCCGCAATTGTTTGTATGTGGTTACTTTCTGTCTTAGAAACTGCAGGCAGGCTCTGAGATTGAACTTTGTTTTCTGATATCCTTTGATGCGTGCGACTACATTTGGTGGGAGCTTATTTCCATTTTCATCAGTAAGTTTTGACTTTTCAGCAGCTCTTACATTCTTGCCTTTCATAAGGTCAAATCTGTCAATCTCACCAAGCTCTAGACCAAGAAGTTGCGCGTCCACATAAGCATCAAGAATGTCTGGGTTAACCCTGTAATAAAGACACTTCTTTTTAGCCTCTGAGTAAACACCATCTGTCTCAATCAACTTTGCGTCTAGCAGCTTTTGCTTCAGGCAGCCAAGGAACGCATCACGAATGAACCTTGAATCAATAGGTATCCAACCCTCTGCCTCAGTAACTACGCGACCAGAGGAGCGCAAAACGTGGATGAATAACTCCTTTGTTTTTTTATTAAAGCCGACCATGATGTCTTCTAGAAACTTTCTGCAAGTTGGCGTGACTATAAAGGTTGTGCATTTTTTAGCCGTTCCTTGGTAGTTCCAGGTCTTTTGAGTCTCAATTTCTATTTCACTAGCTGTCTTCTTCCTAGCAGGTGGTCGAGCCGGGATTGGTTCTAACTCAATAGCAATATTTGTTTCTTCTACCTGTGCTGGGGTAACAATCTCCGATGTCACTAGTTCTTTGCTGGGTGCGGCTTTAGCTAGTGTTTCGGCTTTGGGTTGGATGTCAATTTCTGCTATACTTGGAGTATAAGGATCAACCACTGCAGCCGCGATACCTTGAGCCTTTTTAAGTAGCAATTCCAATCGCTCGATTAGGTCATCATTATCCGAAATGCCGTCTGTTGATTTCCTGAAAGAAGCTTGAGACTCCTCGGTGACGCGGGGGGTCTCTTTTGATTTGTTCATCTCGGACTCATGAACTTGTTGAGGTTGGTGTGGCAGGACGCAGAAGAAGAGACTGTAGTATTTGTCAATATCTGGTACTCCCTCTTGGGATAGATATTCTTGGTTCAGCTTTCTTTCCGCTGCTGATAGTTTAAATGTGGTTGAAGTTTTCATGGTTAGTATCCTTTGCTGATGAGGTATTCTTCTACTGCTTTACGAACTATGTAGCCCGCGCTTCTTTCTTCTTTCTCTGCCATCTCTGCCAACCTAGCTCGTAGTTCCGGGGGGCATACAAAAGCAAAGTGGTTTTTGTATTCTCTCTTTGGTTTGGTTTTCTCTTCAGTGCCCATAACTCTTTTTTTTACTGGTATACTACCATTGTAACCATGTTGCCAACAGTTGACAACAATCCTGCCTACTATATTATACATATTTCTTATAAATAAGCAGACAATGAGTGATTAAACTTATATAAAATAGAGAAGCCAACAAGTAAGCCTTGTTCTAGCTTATATGTCAGTAGAGGTAAGTGCAAGTATTACCTTCAAGCAACTGAAGACAAATAATCTCACTAGTGGTATTTTATTACCCCTTCTAGGTCGGTTAGAGAAAGTCTATAAGGTTGAAACGGTGAGTCCTTCCAGTTATTCTGCCCGCTTCAGCGGCTCTTTAATATATAATATATAGTTTTCTTTAGTTTATAAACCCTTTGTGGTGGGTTTGTGTTCGTCTTTGTGTTGTTTGGTTTTGGTTCTTGTGGTTTCTTTTCTTTGTGTGGTTGGCTTTGTTGGCTCTTTCTCCCTCTCATGTACCTTGTAAAGCAATACTCTCTAACCTATACCCAGCAAAGGTTTCAGGCGATATCGGTTTTCCTAGCGTAATTCTTAGCTCTATTCTCTATTCTTTTTTCTCGGCTTTAGCTGTGTAAGATCACATCGCTGGTGTGCTGTATTCACTCACGAAGTAATAGTCCTCTGTGGTAGCCTATTGTAACTTCCCAGCCATCTGACTAGAATATCCAGTAAACAAGACACAAATGCAACACACAAAACCGGCTAGAAAAATCCTTGTTATCGGTGGCTCCTCTTATAACAAAAATACGCCTGAGAAAATTGGACAAGCACTAATACATAGTAATTTTATGGATGAGTGGGCGGTAATTATCGCAATTCATAAATTCTTAAGGTTAAATGACAGAGACGAAACTAAGACTGTGGAGAAGATAATAAAGCATAGAGAGCAAGAGCTTTCTCTACCCAATATTTCCTTTATCACTAAGCCAGGACAAACTATAGTAGAAACTGGAAATATTTATGTACTACCACATTCCCTACCTTATCCTCTAACTGTTAAAGTAGATAAACCATTTGTTAATCCAAAACAGAAAAATCTTACTTGTGATCAAAAGTTTCGTCTCCAAACGCCAAGTATTGATGGATACTTGGAGACAAGCTTCATAGATGATAATGACCAATTAAAAATTCATGCCGAAGGTTCAATCAATTCTGAAGAATTAGACATCTCCGAAAAAGAATTAAATTATGGTATAAGAATATAA